CGGTCTGCAGCAACCACCGCGACCAGGGCCACGAGGGTGACTGCTGGCTGGCCGCCGAGCTGCACCGCGATGACGAAGCGAGCCGCCCCGACCCGTAGGCCAAGGCGGCTCGCACTCCCCGCGACTGGCGCCCGCAACGGCCGGACCGTAGCACGGCCGCCCGACGCTACGCGGCCTTGACGGCGACCCCGGCGTTGTCGGTCGAGATGGGGACGAACACCCGGGCGGCGGCGGCGACCGCTGCGGCCAGCGCCGCCGAGGCGGCCGCCACTGCGGCGATCTTCAGGCCATCCCAGGTGGTGGTCTGGAAGTTCAGGACCGCCACCGCGCCGACGAAGGTCTGCACGAAGGTCCGTACGAACGACTCGACCGCGGCGCGGCCCTTGCCGATGTACTCCATGAGGGGCTCCTTCCTGTTTCGGGCCCTCGGTTGAGGGCGGCTTACGCGGCGGTGCCTGCCGCCCAGTCGGGCAGGGTGGGCGGCAGGCGGGTCAGGATCGCGGCGGCGCCGAGGTGGGCGAGCTCGACGACGCGCTCTGCGTAGGTGCGGCACATGGCGTCGTTGACCTGCCAGTTGTTGGGGCGGGACAGCTCGATCAGCCAGTGGGTGTCGTCGTGGCAGGCGCCGCAGATCCCGGCGAGTGGGCCGTCTTCCGGTCCGCCCAGGTAGATCGGCCAGATGTGATGGCGTTGGCGGCGGTGCGGCCGCGGCCGGTGCCACTTGACGATCGGGCAGCGCCAGTCCGGCGGGGTGGCGAGCGTGAAGTCGGCGGCGGTCACGGGCTGGCCGGTGGCAGGGTCGGGCCCAGGGTGATGTTCAGGGTGCCGGAGCCGGCCATCTCCGGGTGGCCCTTGATCTCCAGGTTGTCGGCGATGGCCTTGCCGAGCGCCTGCACCTGATCGGGCGTGGTGGCGGCGAGGTCGAGGACGACCGGGACGCCACCAGCGACCGCCCGCTCGATGGTGCGGACCCTGGCGAACAGCAGGTTGACGGCCTCCTCGGGGCTGGTGGTGCCGGGGACGGTGAGGGCGCCGTGGATGGCGGCGAGCTGGTCGCGGTCCTTCTGCTCGAACATGTCGTCCTCCAGGGGTTGGCCGGCGAGGTACGCCGGCAACAGCACGTCGAACCACTGCCGTTTGCGGACGGCGCCCGGGCAGGACTTGCTGACCGGCGTCCAGCACGACGGGGCGCCGTGCAGCGTGTGGAAGCCGTGCCCGGCCGGGTCCGCGCACGACCGTGAGCGGCGGCCCGGGATGGTCGGGTGGATGCGGCACAGCTCCCGGTGCAGCCAGATCAGGGAGCGGAGCTGCGCTTGCGTCCAGAGCTGGCGATCGGGGTCGCCCTGGTCCCCCGTCTCGATCGAGATGGCGTAGCCGTTGGCGTCCAGGTTGGCGTCGGCTTGGCGGCCGGTGTCCATGAGCTGCCAGATCTCGCCGTCCACCTGATCGCCGGCGCCGCCCACGATGAAGTGAGCTTCCAGCGCCGACCGGTCGCGGAACAGCCCGAACGCGCTCTCCCCCGACCCGACGATGGAGTGGTCGATGATGGCGGTCGGGGTGATTTTGGGTTGGGACTGCCACTCCGGCAGGTGCCGCTGGCTGCCGCCGTGGGGCGCGCCGGCGAAGTCGAGCAGGGCCATCAGCCCGCCTTTCTGCGGTTGTCGACCCAGCGGGCGCCGTCGTCCTGGCCCCACGACAGGCACTGCTGGCAGACCGCCCAGGTGCACCCGGACGACTCGCAGTGGTTGCGGAGCGCCTTGGCGCCGCAGGTCGGGCAGATCCGCGTCTTGAGCAGGCTGGCCATCACCGTCCTCCTTGCTGGCATGTCCGGACCGGTGGGATGCCGGCCACGACCTCCAGGCACGCGCCGATGGCCCGGATCCGCACCCGCAGCAGCACCTCGCGCGGCGGCCCCGGCGGGCTCGATCCGGGGTTGGTGGCCGGCGGCGTAGTCGGCCGCGCTGGCGTCTCCTGGCCCGCTGCGGGGCGCGCAGGGCCTGGCTGGTGTCCTGACACCCCGGACGTCGTCTCGGGGCGTCCTGTGGGCACGGGGCCGGACGTGGCGGGGCCGGTGCCCGGCTGCCCGGGCGTCTCGGTGGTCGGTGGCACCCGGTACGCCGGCGGGCCCGGGGTGGCCGGGGCGACCCGCACCTCCAGCGCCCCCGACGCCACCGAGATGACCAGCAGCGCCGCCGCGGCGGCCATGCCGACGGCGAGCACCAGGCGGCCGTTCAGCCGGTGGCCGGCGGCGAGCCGCTCGGCGACCCGCCCGTTGGGGGTCTGCGTCATCGCCGCTCCCCCGCTTCCCGCAGCGCCAGCACGAGGCCGCGGACCTCGCCGGCGAGGCGTTCGATGTCGGCGCGGCCGGTGACCAGCTCACGCAGCACGGCGACCTCCGCCTTGAGCGCGTCGCGTTCGCCCTCCAGGCCGAGCAGCTTGCCGTCCTTGCGGGCGCCCGCGGCGGTCAGGTCCGCGACCTCGCCGCGCAGCAGCGCCAGCGTCTCCCGGATGTGGCTGGAGCGCGCGACCGCCGCCGCCGCAGTGACGATCCCGACCACGCCCAGCGCCGCCGCCGCGGTCGTCACCCAGGTCGCGAGCTGCACCTGCTGCCTCCCCTCCGGTCACGACGGCACCGGGGTCAGCCGCAGGAACGAGTCGCCGAACACCCTGGTCGCGGTCGCGTTGGAGGTGTTCTGCGCCCACTGGAGCTTGAACGTCCCAGCGGTGCCGGCCACCACCAGCAGCCCCATGATCGGCACGGCCAGGGTGGTGCCGGCGCCGACGGCGCCCAGGCCGAGGGTGTCGGCGTCGGTGAAGGCCGAGTTGTTGACGGTATTGCCGGCCGCGGTGGTCGCGGCGGTCGGGGGGATCTGCGCGAAGTAGTCCAGGGTCGCCGAGGCCGGGACGACGAAGGCGAACTTGAAGTCGCCGGTGGTGCCGCCGTCGTACAGGATCAGCCCGAGCAGGGTGTACACGGTGTTGGCCACCACCGGGAGGGTGAGCTGGTCGTCGTCCTGCAGCGTCGCCGAGCTGGTGACCGACTCGGTGGCCGTCTTGCGGACGAACAGGTCGGTCACGTCGCTGGCGCGGATCAGCTCACCGGCGGACGGCATCGAGGCTCCTCAAGGGGCTCATGGGACGTAGACGGCGGGTCGGAACAGCTCGACCGCCGCGCCGGTCAAGTGGGTCTTGACCACGGCATTCACGGAGCGGGTGACCGTGAAGGTCTGCGGCGAGGTGGCGCCGGCGACGGCGGTCACGGTCATGCGCTCGCCGCCGACGAGGATGTCGATGTCGCCGTCGTCGTGGCTCCACAGCGGCCCGACCGGGGTGGCCACGTCGACGCCGGTCTCCCCCGTCGTCAGGTCCTCGGCGAGGGCGCTGCCGTCGCTGGAGTAGCGGCTGGCGCCGTACACGCCGGCCTGCCCGAACGGCGTCTCCGGGGCGCAGACGACCGCGATGCGGTGGGTGAAGTTGCCCAGCACCTCCGTGAATCCCTGCGCGAGCTGGCTGATGTCGTCGGGTGGCAGCCACGCCGGCGGGTCGGCGACGGTGAGGCGGTCGCCGATGTCGAGGTCTTGGGCGGCCAGTGCCAGCGCCGACGACGCCACGAACACCGACCGGGCCAGGTCCAGGCCGAGCACCGGGTAGCGGGCCTCGTCGACGGTGCCCAGGTGCAGCCGCCACCCCGCCATGTCGGGGAGCTGGCCGTCGGCCTGGAGGTTGAGGGTCACCTCTTCGTCGTAGCGGCCCACGCCGCCCGGTGGCGCCAGCACCGAGAGCGCCCCGGACTCCTTGACCGCCCGCGCCGAGGCGCCGCCGACGCGCTTGGCGGTGATGTCGTTGCGGGTCTGCTGGTCGTCGTCGGTCGGTTCGATGCTGGAGAGGTGCTTGGCGTCGTAGTCGAGCTCGAGCGCGGCGTCCTGGGCGCACAGCGAGTCGCGGGTGCGGTAGGCCAGCCCGAGCAGGTCGCGGGGCTCGAGCAGGATGCCGCCGTCGGCGGCGGCGCATTCGCGCAGCAGCGTGACCAGCTCCTGGGGGAGCTGCGGCCCCATCGCGGCGGCGGCGTCCAGGTCGCCGATGCCGCGGAAGACGATGCTCTCCTCGCTGCATAGCCGCGCGGCCCGGCGGCCGGCGGTCTCGCCGTCGTGGGCGTTGAGCTCAGCGGCCAGCCCGAACAGGTCGCGGATGTTGTCATGGACGCTGATGTGGCCGGCGGCGATGGTGGTGTGGTCGCCGCCGGCGTTCATCACCACCGCGGTGCACCGCGAGATCGTCTGGGTGTTCACGGTGCCGCCCAGGCCGACGATCGCGGAGGCGCCGACCTCCAGCGTCTCTAGGGCCCAGTCGATGTTGGCGCCGTTCTGCTGGAGCTCCAGGTCGACCCGCAGCAGCTTGCCGTTGACGCCGAAGTTGATCGAGCTGTTGAGCAGCTCGGTACCGGCCGAGTCGGTGGCGATGATCCGCAGGTTCCCGGTCCCGGCCGAGTCGTACAGGATGCTCCAGCGCTGCGCGGTGCCGCTGGTGTAGACCGCGATGATGCCCTCTTCGTCCAGCGCGCCCGCGTCGGGCACCTGCATCAGGAAGAACACCTGGATCGAGCCGGTGCCGGAGTAGGCCGGGACGATCCCGGTCCACTGCGACCCGTTGAAGGTCGGCAGCGGCGCCGAGCATTTGAAGCCGGTGTGGCTGGCGAGGTCGGGGGTGCCGCCCTGGAACGTCATCGGCGGGCCGCCGAGCGCCGATGCGAGCTCGGTGGCGCCCTCGCCGTCCTCGCACGGCCAGTACGCCTTGGGTGCGGTGGCCAGGCGGGTGTAGCCGCGGTACAGCGCCGACCTGAGCGGCGAGGCGCCCTGGCCGAGGCGCCGCAGGATCCCGGAGGCCTCCAGCGGCACATAGACGTCGCGGCCGGAGGTGTCCCACCGCTGCGGCAGGTCGCTGAGCTCCCCGGAGAACCGGATATCCGGCCGGACGATGGAGGCATCGGCGGCCAGCGTCCAGACCAGGCTCTGGGCATCGGTGAACGGCCCGGGCCCGGGCTCCTCCTCGCTCAGGTTGACGTCGGCCCGCAGGGTGCCGGCGATCCCCTGGCGCAACTCAAACCCGTACAGCCGGCCGGTGATGTCGTCGCCGGCGCCGACGCCTTGGGAGCTGCCGATCTCCAGGCTGGCGGTCGAGTCGAAGATCGAGGTGACGCCGGCGGTGGTGACGGTGGCGCCGAGCTGGCTGAAGCTGGAGTCGATGTCGGTCGCGGTGTAGAACTTCACGTCGTTGCCGGCGGCGCCGTTGTCGACGTCCAGGGTGACCCGCACCGCCAGCCGCCCCGACGCCGGCACGGTCACCGCCGCGGTGCTCGTCTTGGTGATCGTGGCCGACCCGTCCGCCGACCACGCGAAGGACAGGGTGCCGTCGGCGCCCAGGTACAGCGCCCAGGACCGCTGGTTGCCGGTGGAGAGCCACTTGTTGGCCAGCCCTTGCGCGCGGTCCCAATGGTCGGGCCGGATGTCCAGCCGGATGTCGATGTCGCCGGTGATCGACAGGTTCGCCGAGTCGGGGGTGTTGGCGCGGCCGTCGTCGAACATCAGCAGGTACCCGGGCGGCCCCGGCGTCAGGCGCACCCGCATCGGGGTGTTGCGGCCGAGCTGCCCGTAGTAGGTCCCGGTGGGGTTGCGGGGCGACAGGTCGCCGGAGCGGTTGTTGGCGGTCGCCCGGCACGTCGACCGCTCGACCTCGCTGCCCTCCCCCGAGCGGCCGCGGGTGATCACCAGGTCATCGCGGCCGTAGACCAGGCTGGTCAGGTTGGTCCAGGCGCCACTCAGGTAGAGCTCGGCGGTGATGCCGAGGGGGGTCGCGGGGAACACCATCAGCCGGCCCCAAGGGCGACCTGGACGTCCCCACCGAGGGACCGGATCTCCTTGCGGAGCGGGTCGACCAGCACCCGGCCGAATGCCTGCCCGCCGATGTGGATGTTGAGCACCAGCGGCCCGCCGCCGCCCAGGCCACCGCCCGGCAGCGGCCCGTTGCCGGGCGTCCTGTGCAGGGGCACGACCGCCTCCGGGCCGGCCTCCCCGAGCAGCGCCATCGTGGGCCGCCGCACGATGCCGCCGTGCTGCGCGACCCCGAACGGTGAGCCGCCGGTCGAGCCGACACGAGGCGGAGCCACCCCTGACCAGCTCGCGGTGAAGCTGAGGTGCTTGCCGTGCATCCGGTCGATCGCGGCCTGGGCGTTGCGGGCGTCCCGCTGGATGGCCTGCAGCTCGACCCGGGCGGTGCGCTTGAGGTCCTGACCGAACCGGATCATGGCATCGCCGGCGTGGCCGGTCCCGCCCGACAGCCGGTCCACGACGTTGATGGCGTGGCCGCCGGCAGTGATGAGGCTGGCGAACCCCGACATCAGGTGGTTCACGCCCATCTCGGCGATGAGCCACCCTTGCACCAGCCGCAGCACCCCTACCAGCAGGCCGCTGAGCATCTGCTTCAGGGTGATCGCCGAGGAGGCGACGCCGTCCAGCTCACCAGCCGCGCCCTTGGCGGCCGGGGTAAAGAACCCCTTCAGGACCTCGCCGAGCAGCCGGACGGCGTCCTTGTTCTCGCCCCACCACTTTTTCGCGTTCGCCAGCGCGCCGACGAGGGTCTCCCCGAGCCACTTGACGATCCGCTTCAGGGCGGGTTCCAGCCCCGCCGCGAGCTGCTCCTTGACCTCGGCGATCGTCGACGACAGGCCCTTCTGCGCCTCGGAGGCCTCCTTGCCGCCCTTGGCCCATGCCGCCTGGGCGTCCTTGGACTTCTCCAGGATGAGCTCCTGGGTGGCGATCGCCTCGGCCTGCTGGAGCGCGGTGCCGGTCAGGTCCTGCTGGCCCTTCTCCAGCAGCCGCCCCTGCACCTCGGCCTCGGTGATCGAGATGCCGAGCTCCTTGAGCTCCTCACGCTCCCCCAGCATCGCCTTGCTGAGCGACCTGGAGACCTCGTCGACCGACTTGGTGCCGCCGGTCCACTTGCTGAGCGCGCCGGCCAGGCCGACCACGTCGGTGGACATCTTCGCGGCCTCGGACCGGGTGAACCCCATGGGGATGAGCAGGTCGGCGAAGCTGGCGGCCAGCCCGACGGTCTCGCGGCGGCTGAGGCCGAAGGCGCGCTTGTTCGCGTCCGCCCACCGGCGCACCAACGGCAACTGGCCCGCGAACACCATGCGGGCCTTCTTGTCGAGGTCCTGGATGCGGAACCCGAGCTCCCGCATCGCCTTCGCGCCGGCGACCACGCCGACGCCGGCGAGCAGCGGCACCAGCGAGGTGCCGAACCCCCGCACCATCCCCCGGATCGGGCCGAACCCGGCCGACAGGCCACCGTGCAGCCGCTTGGAGAACCCGCGGCCAGCCTTGTCCCCAGCATCGGTGACGTGACGAACGATCGTCCGGCTGGGTCCGGTGGCCTGGTCCTTGGTGCGAACAACGATTTCGACCTCATTGCCCCTGGCTGCCACGGCTCACCCCCGCTCTTCCAGGTAGTCGAGAGCGGCGCGGACTCGCTTGGGGTCATCGTTGAGCAGGCCAATGCCCCGGTTGCATGGGGTACAGAGCAGGCCCCTGACCGCGCCGGTGTCGTGGTCGTGGTCGACCACCAGGCGCGGCCGGACGGCCCGGCCCTGCCGACGGCTGCGGAGCCCGAGCGCGAGCGCGGGCGGGTTGCCACAGATGGCGCAGACGCCGCCCTGGGCGCCCAGCAGCGCGTTGTACTCCTCCAGGGTGATCCCAAAGGCACGCAGCAGGTGGGCGTTGAGCTGCATGTCCGGGTTCTTGTCACGATGGCGCATGGCCCGCTCGGAGCCGCAGGGCTTGCAGTAGATCGAGGGGCGATGCGTGCCGTCGGCCCGCCTCCCGGCAGGCGAGAACTCGCTCAGCGGCTTCTCCTGCTGGCAGTCCTTGCAGACCCTGGTGCCGGCCATCTACCAGCCGCCCCCTTCCGGTGGGGCGCCGAGCGCCTCGATGTTGAGCAGCCGCAGCAGTTCGGCGTCCTCCTCGAGCAGCGCGGACGGCAGGCAGCCGAACCGCTCGCAGCAGCGGAGGATGAGCCGCGCCATGGTCAGCTCGCCCGGCTCGGCGACAATGGTTCCATCGGGAGCGGTGGCGCCGCCGACGGCCCGCCAGCGGATGATGTCGCTGGTAAAGGGGCGGGCGGCTGCGTCACCGCCTGGAACCAGATGCGCATGATGTCCATGACGAAGTCGGCATCCTGGGTGCGCACGCCTTCCAGGTCGGGCGGGACCGGCTGGCCCTTGTTGGGGCCCTCGGCATAGAGGACGTTCCACTCTTCCAGGACCTCGGCGAACCGCTCGAACAGCGCGGTGACCCTGCCCACGTCCTCGGCGGAGATGTCGTCGTCGGTGGCCATGGTGAGGAAGCCCATGAACTCCAGCAGCCCGCCGACACTGGTCGAGCGGACCTTGACGACCAGGCCGTCGAGCTCCTCGTCCTCGAACCGCAGCCGGTAAACCCGCCGCTTACGGACGTAACCTGCGCCCACGGTCACGACCAGGTGGGGACGGTGCCGTCGGCGAGTACTCCGGGCGCCTGCCAGGTCAGCGCCCCATTCTCGGCGCGGGTCATCTGGTAGTCGGTGAACAGACACTCGTTGTTGAGGGTCTGCCCGCTGATCGCCAGGCTGACAGTCCTGGCCACGCTGGTGGAAGGCACCGTCTTGAACACCACATGGCTGGCGCCGGCGGCGTCGTTGAAGACGCCGTTCAGGCCGATCGAAAAGTCGGCCAGCAGCAGCAGCCGCTCCTTCGCGCTCTTGTCGACGCCGGTGACGTCCTGCTCCTCGCGGGGGGTGGCGAACTCGAAGTTCGACACGTCGTTCTTGATGGCCTGGACGCTGCCGCCCGAGTCATCGACGCTGAGCGTTGTCCAGCCGAGCCCGGTCTCCTTGCCCATGCCTCGCCTCCTTGTCTACCGTCGCTGCATCCCGTCCGGCACGGCGTATGGGACCTGGAGCCCTGGTACGGCCGAGCGCTTGATCACGGCCTCGCCGAGCCGCCAGATCGCGATGAGGTCACCGCGAATCCACAGCGGGTCCGGCCGCGAGGGGTCGTCGCGGATGGCGAGCTGGCGGACACCACCGTCCGGCTCCTCGAGCACCTCGGCGACCTCGCCGGTGATGCCGCTGACCCCGTTGATGAGGTCCAGCGTGATCCGGTCGCCCGGCTTGACGCCAAGCCGTGGGTACTCCATCAGCCCTCCACCCTTCTCCTGGTCGCGTCCAGGCTGGTCTGCATGTCGTCGATCCAGTCCTCGGGCCGCTGGTGGACCCTGGCCGGGGTGCCGCGGGGGTTGCCGCGCCAGTCGCCGCCGCGGACCAGCAGCAGCGGCGGCCGCTCCAGCGGCATCTGATGGGTGGCGAAGCACTCCTGGCCGGCCGGGAAGGTGAACACCGTCAGGCCGCCCTCGCGCTCCTCGGTGAACGCCCGGCCACTCTCCGCGCGGATGTAGTGCGCCTGCCGCTGGCCGAGGTCGGTGGCCTCGTCGACCCTGGTCACCCACCCGCCGGCCTGCGTCTGGCAGTCGACCTCGCCGCAGGTCGCCGGCCGCCAGTGGGTCGCAAGCGGCAGCAGCGCCGCGTAGGTCTGCATCCCCGCGGCGGGCAGCGCGGGCTGGAGGCGGTGCAGCGCCATCAGAAGGCCACCGCCGTCAGGTTGCGGGTGAACACGACCGCGAACACGGCGTTCGAGAAGGTGCCGGAGGTGATCGCCCGCAGGTAGCGGCGCACCGTCGCGGTGCGGCCGCCCTCAAGCCGCTGGCTAGTCTGCCCGGTCGCCGCCGTGAAGGCGCCACCCGTCAGGTTGGCGAAGGCGGCGTCGTCGGCGGAGTCCTGGATGGTCACGGTCACGCTGGTGCCGGTGAAGGCGAACACGTGGAGGAACGCCTGCCAGCCGAACGCGGTCGTCACGTCGGTGTGGTCGACGCTGGCGCCGTTGGTCGGCGCCCCGTCGGTGCGCTTGCCGGCGGTCAGCGACCGGCCCCAGTCCAGCCCGAACCCGTTGGCGAGGGCCTGCGCCTTGAACGTCAGCGAGCCGTCCTCGCCGCGGGTGCCGTCGTAGTTGATCTGCTTGGCGACCACGCTGGCCGCCGAGCCGCCGAGCGCGGTGCCGCGGAAGTAGCTCACCACACGGTCGGTGGTCGGCAGGCCGCGCAGCGCGAGGTGCTCCTGGTCGGTCGCGTCGTTGAAGAACGACGTGAACTCAAGCGCCCCGTCACGCTGGCCGCCGAGGCGCTCCATCGCGCTCTTGTTGATCGCGGTCACCCCAAGCGCCACCGGCCCGCCGCCGACCTGGTCGATGGCGCCCACATCGCCGGACAGGTCGAACCCGTCGACGTAGAGGTTGTCGCCCAGCCCGGTCTGCTTCGCCATGGCCTACGCCTCCGCCTGGATGGGGGTGAGCTGGTCGCCGAGCGCCCGGCGGTGCTGATGGGTGACCACGTGGTCGACGTTCGCCCTGGGGTCACGGGCGAGCTGGTGGTGCACGTCGGTGGCCAGCGCGACCCACTCGGGCGGCAGGGTCTGGTACTCGTCGTCGTGGACGCTGACCCGGGCACGTGACGCGCTCACCGACGCCTGCTGGTGCGCGTAGGCGGCCATGGACCGGTACCAGCGGACCACCGTCCCGTCCAGCACGGTCGGGGTGGCCACCACCACGGGCCCGGCGTCGGTCTGCTCAGCCATCGCTGTCTCCTACGGGGCCTGCGCCCACAGGTCGGACACGATCAGGGGTAACGAAATGACCACGACGCGGTACAGCCGCTTGTCCTGCTCCAGGTAGCCGGCGTCGGCGGCCAGGGGGTCGCCGTGGGCGCCGAGCAGGTCGACGTTGCGGACCAGCCCGCCGAGGGTGAAGTCGCCGGAGTAGGCCGCCATCAGCGCGTCGACCGCCGTCATGATGTTGGCGTCGATGGCGTCCTGCGGCTCCTGGAGCATGTTCAGGTACACCCGGACGCTGAGCTCCAGCCGGGCGCTGGTGGCGGCCAGCCCGGAGGCGGCAGCGACCGGGCGGAGGTTCTGCACCCAGATCGCCGCCGAGACGCCGTTGCCGGGCGCCGCCTTCGGCTCGTGCTTGTTGACCCGGTCGAAGTGGCCCAGCGCCAGCGCGTGGCTCTCGACCGCGGCCAGGATCGCGGAGGCGCCAAGGGCCATCAGCGGCTCCCGCCGAGCTCGGCGACCGCCCGGTCCAGCAGCCCCTGCACGAGCTCACCGCACCGCTTGCGGAGCCGCCCGCGGGTCAGCTTGAACATCCGGTAGCCGGGGAATCTGGTTGACTGGTTCCGTGACGAGACCCCCTCCAACCAGGGCCCGTACAGCACCTCGGGGTAGTCGGTGATGATGGTGCGGCCCTTCTTGAAGTCCCGGACGACGATGGCGCCGGCGGTCGCGCCGGTGGGGTGCTGCGGCTTGCTGGCGGCGCGTTTGCGGAGCTCGTCGCGGCCGGCCTCGGCGACCAGCTTGGTGGCGTCGTCGAAGAACCGCTGCAGCACCGCCGGGCCCCGCCCTTCCATGAGTGGGCCCGCGACGGTCACGTAGGCGCTGATGCGGGTGGCCACTAGACCGCCCTCGAGCGCGCCTGGCGGCCGTAGCGGGCGATGGCGTCGCGGCGCAGGTCGAACAGGCCGCGGCCGGTGCCCTCCCGGGCGGTCTCGCCCTCCCCGATCACCCGCGCATAGCCGGCGGTCTCCTGCTGGAGCTGGTTGATCGCCTCCGCGACGCAGAGGTCCCGGACCAGGTCGGGCACCAGGTGGCGGGTGATCGCGGCGCCGGAGGAGTGGGCGGCGAGGGTGGTGCCGAGCTGCGCGCGGTCCAGCTCGACCCCGGTGAGGGTGAAGATGTCAGCGCCCGAGGAGTGGGCGGCCAGGACGGTGCCGTCCCACGCGCGCTTCACGGTCAGGTTGTTGCCGGCGATGTCGACCACCAGCATCCGCTCGCTGCCGATCAGCAGGACCTCCTCGACGGCGAACGCGCTGCCGGTGGTGACCTGCACGGTCACGTCGCTGGACGCAGCGGCCAGGGTGTTGCCGAGGTTCTGCGTCGAGTCGATCATCGTCTTGGCGGTGACGACGACCCGCTCGCTGTCGATGCGGAGGACGTCGCCGACGCCGATCCGGGCCGTGGTCCAGGTGGCGGTCGCGGTCGCCGTCAGGCTGGCCACGAGGTCGGCGGTCAGCGCCCCGACCTGCTCCTCCTCCGCCGAGTAGCCGAAGGTGCCGGTGATGGCGATGGCGCGCTGATGGGTCGCGCCCGGGGCGAAGGCCGAGCTTGAGGCGAGGTCGATCTCGACGCGGGTGTACGGCGGGCCGGTGTTGGCCGGCTCCAGGAAGTAGTCGCTGGCGGGGATGGTCACGCCGCCGGCGATCAGCAAGGACACGCTGATGACTTCATCGTCGTCCAGCCACAGCCGCCACGGCCGCGCGTACTGGTGGTTCGGCCAGTCGAAGTAGCGGGTGGCGAGCTGGGGGTAGAAGCGCCGCTTCAGCAGGCCCTCGATGGTGCGGGACGCCGCCCCGACGGCGCGGTCGACCTGCGGGTCATTCCTCGCGGTCTCGGCCGCGTCCAGCGCCGACTTGACCGACTCTCGGGTCGTGTACCAGATGCCCATTGCCCGGCTGCTTTCTACGGATGGTCCGATGGGCCCGTATTCAGTTAGGTGATGCCGCCTGGTAGCTGGTGAGGATGATACTCAATCGCGCCCTGCTCGACGGGGTCCGTCGACGTCTGCCCTGGTACCGAATCGGCGTCGGAGGCCACGGCACCGGCGTGCTGGTCGTAGAGCTGGCTGAAGACGTTGGCCGGTGGCGGAGCGATCCCCGCCCCCGCCCATGGCGGGTTCCATCGCGACCCGTAGACCGCTAGCGCGACCGCCCGTCGCCGTGCCCGGAGGAACGGCGGAGGGCCCTCCTGCACCTGCGGCGCCGCAGCTGTCCACGGAGGATCGAATCGGCTGCCTCGCAACGGCACCCAGGCCAGCCTCCGGCCTCGCAGCACCCGCGCCGGCACCGGAGCCAGCGCGAAGGTCGGCTCGAAGCGACGGCCACGCCACCGCCCCCACCACAGCCGCCCACGGCGGCTCCGGAACTGCGGCATAAGCGCCGCGCCATAGGCCGGCAGGTCGAACCGGTCGCCTCGTCTCGGCTGCCCGGACGGTCTGCGCGCAGCCCGGATCTGTGGGGGCGCCCACGGTGGCGGGGTCTGGACCGCCTGCCCCCACGGGGGGTCGAACCTGTCGCCACGCCTGACCGGTCGCCCCGCCAGCCGCTTCGCAGCTTGGATGATCGGCGCGACCCACGCCGGCGCCGTCTCGACCGCTTGTCCCCACGGTGGGTCGAAGCGACGGCCACGCCGGCCTGATGCGACCGGACGCCGCGACCGGACCCAGCCGGGTTGCGAGGGCCCAGGTGGCGGAGCGTCCCACCTGTGCCCTCGTCGGGTGACCGCGAGCGCGATCCGCCTGGCTCGGGAGATCAGCGGTGCCGGAGCACCAGATGGCCCGAAGGTCGGCTCCCAGCGCCTGGAGCGTCTGGCCACCCACGCGAGGTTGCGTCGGCGCGACCACCAGTCGGGCGGCCGGTCCGGGGTGGTCGGGGCGGCAGGCTGTTCCCAGGGCGG